GTTGTGCGTACAGTTCTTGAACTGCCTCGGTCTGTTTACGAATTTGCTCTGGAAGTGCCATAGTAAAACGCTCCTATCGGTATGCGTGGATTAGACGGCGAGTCATATCAGTTAGGACTTTGCCGCTAGTTCAGGGGACTCTTTGGCGAGCTTGTAAATCTCGCCCAAAACTTGGCATCGCCCCTGCATCAATGCCGCGTTGTTTACCGCAGATGGTAGCTGCTCTAGCTCGTGCATACGCCATGACTTCAACCACTCCAGAATCTCTGGGTGCTGACGCACAGCGACAGAAAGAGCTTTCACAACTGATGGGTCAGGACGTATCACGGCTGACCTCCACTACGGTTCATGACTGTGTTCGCTTCCATTCCACCTTTGGGTGCGCCATCAGGTTGGAGTGCCGCTCCAGCGGGCTGCTGTGCAGCCTGTTGTGCTTGAGCTTGCTCCGCAGCCGCTGCTACGCGGGTCTGATAAGCGAGTTTGTCCCGAGATGGAATAAGTTCGTCCACAGGCATTTGCAACCCTTTAGCCACTTCACGAAGAATCGCGGCGCGACCATCCCGACCCATAATCGACATGTCGATTTCATTGGCGGTTGCGTTGAGGAATTCAATGCGGCGCACGTTGACAGTCTCTTTGACAGCCAAGTTAACTGCGCCACGGGCCACGACTTGAACGTCGCCCTTAATAGATTCGTCCTCGTCGTAGCGCATGTTGTACACGAACTGACGTTGGACAATGGGCTTAATCACATCACCGTCGATGTGACCAACCACTTGACGGATGCCTTTACCAGCAGCACCCATCAACATAGAAAGACCAGACGACGTGCGGCCTGCGCCTTGCACATCGGTGTTGCCGTACAGGTAGGCAGGGATACCAGAGTGGTCATCTGCCAGACGAGCAAACTTATCGTACACAGCCACCAACGTGTTGGCGTTGTCTTCAGGCTGTGTGAAGCGTACAGCAGGTGCACTCGAACCCACAGGGTCGTTGGTCACTTGCCAAATCTTCCAAGGTGACATCTGTGTGATGTCCTCGTTCGGAGGAATACGCTCTAGGTTCACTTCGACCTGAGGGCCAGAAGCGATACCCATGTTGTTCACGAGAGCGCGAGCCGCTGCGTTACAGACATTCTGGATGTCTTCGATGATTTCAGGGATACCCTTACCCCAGAAAGCGCCGGGGCACTTGATGAACGAAGTCTTGCAGTAAGGCTTCTGACCCAGTGGGTCATAGTTCAACACAGCCTTGATGACGTAGTTACCAATCATCCAGACGTTGGCATCGTACTCTTGGGCTTCATCAGGAACTTCTTCCTCAGTCAAACCCCACTCACGAAGCATCTTGCCGGAGACTTTGCCCCAGAACTCAAGTGCGTCGAACACATCGGTCGGACGCATGTACGAGTAGAACTTGCGCTCCTCCTCGTTCTTGATGAGTTCCACGTCTTCGTTAATCCAAGATGGGCCAGAGCCTTCATCCAAGATACGACGAATAGCATCCTCGTCATAGCCCGGCACACCAATAAGGTCTGACAGGTCTGAACGAGAAAGGGGGTGGTGCTCGAACAAGTAGCCTTCTTCGATGCGAGTAATGCCCGGCTCAGGATAAATACGGAACGGGTCAACACGCTCGAACTCAGGAGCGAGACGTTCAGTTGGCTCGACAACAGTCTTACCCATGACGGTCTTCCAACCGAGGGTACGCTGACGACGAACAATCGGGCCTTTGATGAAGGCCGCAGGGAAAGTCACGAGGTCAGTGATGAAGTCGTTGAATGAATCAGACCAACCGCCTTGGGCGAACTGGTCTTCAATCTTGAGCTTCATCTTGTCAGCACGGTTCTGTGCGTCTTGCAAAATCTTGAAGCGATAGTCTTGTGAGACCATCTCTTTAATCTGTGCCATCTCCTCTTTGGTAGGAGCTTTCTGATTCTCTTGCAACATCGTCAACACTTCGTTGGCGAAGATGTCTTGAATCTCACGACGGTCGTTCGGAGACAAATCAGGAATCGGGGTGGGCACAATATCCCACGGTGGAGTACCACTATCGAGCAAGATGTCACGTAGCCAAGATTCCGCTGCGCGGCACTTGACTTCAGTAATCATCATGTAAATCTCTGAGCCGCCTTGCGCTTTAATCTGCTGCAACTTGTCAGGCTCGTACTGTCCGTTACGCTGACGTAGCGCACGCAACATCTCATCTTCAATTGGCTTCTTGGCAATCTTTGCCACATCCCAGCACATACGAATATGCTGCGCCAGACCCAACACCATCGGTTGGTTTTGGCGTTCCTGCAAAGCCTGTGCCGCTGCTTGCTCGTCTTGTTTGTCGAGTTCAGCGTTGGAGACTACACGAAGGAAAGTTAGGCCAGCCATTGATACCTCAGTTAATCTGATTTCTTTTTACGCTGCTTAGCGTATTCGAGCATATCGCTCACATACAACAGTGTACTCTTAGGCGTCAACATTGTCGCGGTCTTTACGAGCGAGTCCATTGTAAGGCTAGTTGGAGAAGGCTTTGGTATCGCAGCTTTCTCAGATGTTTTCGGTAGTGCAAGCTGCACTGCCTTCTGAGTTAGCGCGGGTACTTTGGAATAGATTGGGTCAGACTTTGTTTGCCCGGGAAGCACATTACCCGTTCTGATAGCAGCATTTTCTGCACGGCGGTTGTACGCATCCCAACGTTGTTGGTTCAGCTTCTCAGCTTCCCCTTTAAATTCGTCCCCGAAGTACTCGATGTTAGTAGGCTTAGCAACCTCAGGCATAGCGGTAGTTCTTGCAGCCTCTCCGTAACCAACGGTCGGGGCTTTAGCAAACGCTTCCATCGTGGTGTCATAGGCTTCATACTTCAGCCCACGGCCTTCGGCATTACGAGTATCAGTCGGCGCAGCAGGAGTAGCAGGAGCAGGTGGGTTAACAGGTGTCAGAGTAAGTCTACCTTCGCCCACGATACCGCCATCTTTGTAGCCCTTTACGGGTGTAGATGGTGCACCCATCTTCGGGTTGCTGTTACTGTAGGATAGTACTTTTGCCATTTAGTCCTCCTCAGTATCCGGGCGTTTGCTTGTCTTGTACTCTTGAACTTCCATGATGTCTTCAATAGTCATCACAGGCGGTTTCCACTCAAGAGGTTCATACTGCTTAGGCTTTCCGGCAAGGCCACTGTTGTCCATCTTCTCGTTGTCCGAAAAGATTTTTGAAGTCTTCGTAACCTTAATCTTCGCCATTACAGCCTCCTGATTCACACCCTACCACATATTGTAGGTTGCACATGACAGGAAGTATACACATACTGAAAAATAAAGTGCAAGCGAAAAAAATCCCCCGGAGCGAACTCGACGGGGGGAAGTCCCTTGGAGAAAGGGCGAGGTGACAACTGCCTGCTTGCAGTGCCCCCATCATATCAAGTCCAGCCCGCAGATGCAACAGGGCGAATGTCGCGCCGCTGCGGCATGTGGTGTCCTTCTCCAACAGATGCGATGTGTAGCATCAGATACTGTAGTGCTTCAGCTACGTGAGAGTGTTTGTTCTTGTCGATGTCGCCATCACCCTTGGGTTTGTACCTATACCCACCCATCATGGCGGCTTTAAGCTGTGTGCACCCGGGGTCAAGTAAGAACGCTGGGTCACCGTCCACTTGACGCATGAGGTAGTCGTCCACCGCATTAAGGCGGGCTGACACGTTGTTGGTCTTGGCTGGTATGACCTTCAGTCCCTCAGCCTTGATGATGTCCACTGCACTGCGCTCGTCGGTCTGCGCCCGCTGCACACCCGCAGGGTCAACGACCACTAGGATGGGTGCACCACCGAACCGCTCGTAAATCATGGGCTTGAGCATGGTGCGCACGAAACGCTGGATACCCATGTCAAACGATACACACTCGCCAAGTATCAGCGCCCGACCACGGGGGTCTTGCTGTCCGATGACTGCGGCGGGGGTAAGTCCCAAGTCCATGCCGATGACAATAGGGCGCACACCGTTGTTGATGTGGCGGAGCTTCTGCTTGCCCATGTGGTAGTCCGGTCTGAAGTATTTGTAGACGGGCATACCAGCAGACGACAGACCGTACTCGCCGTCGATGTAGACACGGATGTATTCTTCCGAGCGACCTTGGGTATCGTAGTAGCCATCTGGCAGATTCTCCACGTTCTCCGCATACACGCTTCGACCGGACGGTTGCTTGAACACATCCCAGCCGTTGTCGTTGGCAGACACACCATCTTTGGGGTCAAGCCCCTCCATCTGGTAGTACCACCACGTATCCATAGTCGGTGGGTTGGTGTCGCCCCACATCCCATGCCACGTCGGGCCACCGTCTTTAGCAGACGGGAATCGCCCAATACGTTTAGACATCGCATCAACAATGTCTGGGTGAATGTCTCGGCACTCGTTGAACCAAGCGAACGTCAATTCCAAGGAGTTCAAGTTGGCAACGTCGTCCGCATCGTCCAGTGCTCGGAACATAATCTCGCACTCGATGTCGCCCACTTTGAAGAAGTATGTCTTGGTCGTGCGCATGTACTGACCGCACTGCCCCGGCGGGAACCAGTCCAAGAATGTCTTGATGGTCGTATCCTGCAACTGGCGTGCAGTCTCACGGACAATTGCCGCCCGTGTTCTGCGGATGCCCTGCTGGTTGGGCGCTTGCATACTCGCCCTGCGGATAACCTCGAACGATGAAGTCACTGACTTGCCGGAACCGACTGGCCCCATCAGTACTCGCATCTTGGCGTCGGACGCCATGAATTTCTTACCCGTTGGAGGTGGGGTGTAGTTGATGTCAAGTGCCACTGTGTGCCTCCACTAGCAGGACAAGGTAGCTATTACCCTTGCGTTTGTGTTTGATGATTTTGGTTTTGTAAGACTGCCCAGCCACCCTTAGGCTGTTCTCCATGTTGCGTGCCTCGCTGGCTGCGGCAAACCGCGCCGCCCGCATCCCCTCATACATCTCTGTAAAGCAGTTCTCAATTATCAATGGCAGGGACATCGGTGGCCTCAACTACATCAGCTTCAATTGTTCGTGCATCCCGTGGGTCGTTGCCAAGGTTGATGGTGATACGCACTCCGCCACCGCCGCCTTCGTTGCTCACCTCAGTCTTCGGCTCTAAGCCACCCCACTTGACCGTGGATTTAATCAGGTCAGCTTTGACTGCGGGGGATACGGCTGGGTCGTGAATCAACATCCAAGAAGTTGTCAGGAGTTCTTCCGCTTGGGCGCGGGCCTTGAGCTTGAATGTCAGACCCTTCTCTTGAATCTCGCCGCGATAATGCTCGACCTTCTTCAAGAACACCGGGTCGGCGTTGAAGTCAATGATGTCAGATGCGGCTATCTTGTGACGTGTCATGACCTCTTGCAAGGTCTCGCCGCTCCCCTCTAGTGTGAGGGCAATGTCGAACGCCAGCCTATCTGACCACTTGGTGTGGTGTAGTGGTAGGGTATCCATGCTCGCAATATAACACAGCAACTTACTTGGGTGTCAATAGGTTAGGCGATTGAGCTAACTTTACACGTTCCTTTTTTTGGGTCTTGGTTTAAGCGGTTTACCTATATAGGGGCGGGGGTCAAAAGTCCAATCCATGTACCCCCCGTCTGACCAAACCAAAAGCAAGCCAAAACGAAAAGCAAAACGCATCGAAACGCCTTGATTTCAGGCGTATTTGACATTTTTGTAAAGTCTGGCAATCTGAATTTGTCGATGCAATTCCGCAACGACAGCAGGTGCAAACCCTGCACCTGCTCTTTAAAAACTTGTTAGGAGTTATACCATGAGTGAACGCACTCCGACCGCTAAGCGGTCAATCGCCCCCGTCACTGTGACGGTTGAAATCACAGCAACTCGTATCAACGAGAACGGGACACTAAGCGGGATAACCGCCAAAGTGGTCAAGCAAAGCGTCAAGGGCAACGAGTTTAAAACCTCAGTGCCCCCAATGGCAGGCGGTGCAATCTACCTGAAAGCCCTGAGCTTAGACGGATTGCAGTTACTGTCAGACGACGAGCCAAAGGCGACAGCCGTAAAGCGTAAGTTGTTCTAAACCAAACCCCGACTGGTGACAGCAGTCGGGTTCTTTTTCAAACCATGAGGAGAAATCCGATGAAGGTACGCAAAGCAGAGTTGCACAAGTTCTGTGTCAAGTGGATAGAAGGCGATTCAATCTACTTTCGCTGGTTCAAGCGGGACAAACAAGCCCTACAGTTCCAGCAAGAGTTGATAGACGATGGAATCCCGATGCAAGATGTCCGAATCACGATGAAGTAAACCATAGCAGGGGAGAAATCCCCTGCTTTACAGGAGATAACATGGAAAAGTTCTGTGAGAACCACCCCGAAGTAGCAGCCATCATCATTGCACCAGTACTTTACATACTGTTGTGGCTGGCAATGGCACTGTTCTAACCCCAAGCCCACCGAAAGGTGGGTTTTTTTGTGCCCTAAACTTTACATTCTATGTATATAAATATAAACCATACGCCGGGGGGTGCAGCCATGACAAGTTCAGCGCATAAATGTAAAGTAATGAAGGGGCATAACGCTTTAATCCATGAGCAATCTAAGACATACGGCCCATTTAGATTGTTGTAAGGTTTAACTTGACACGCTGGAAGCCAGTATTCATGCGGGTCTAAGCCATTCTGTAGTAGAGTTAATCTAAATAATCTAAATAATCTATCTGATTCACACATATACCCTTTCATCTAGGGGTAAGACTGTAAAGTTAAGGAAGGCGGGTGCAAGTTGTTGCGTTTTGTCACCATAACCTTACAAGATTATTTGACTTTTTTAGATTATTGCCCCGTAAGTTGTTGATTCATATACGAATTCCTAATAATCTAAGTTTTGTATTTGACAGTTGTTCTTGTATCTGTTACTCGCGGTGATGGATTGTAGCGTGACCTTGTAAAATTACTTAACTCAGCCGACCCTCCGAAGTTAGTGCTCGCTCACCCGCCAAGCCTTGCCCAGCCTGTGTTTGCGTTTTTCGCCGAGCATGGCAATCTGTCCCTGACCCCAGCAACACCGCTGTGGTGTCAAAGATGTAATGTAAACTTAACCAACTTTAGGAGTATGCTATGCAAGCAACAGTGAAAAAGTCCATCAAGCCTGTTACCTTCACCATCAAGGTAGTAGCCAAGAAGGTCAATGAGAACGGCACATTCAGTGCCTTCGAGGTACAGAGTGTCAGTGGTAGTGTAAAGAACAGTACCTTTAAGGTAGTAGCCCCACCACAAGCAGGTGGTGCTCTGTACATCAAGTGTGAAACCTTAGACGGCTTGGAGATTATGCAAGAAGGTGCAGTATCCAATGCACCCAAAGCCAAGTTGTTCTAACTTGACACACCAAGGCAGAGGTAACCCCTCTGCCCTTTCTACAACTTATTGGAGGATGATATGAACCAATCAGACCTTGTAGGCTTACCTCGTGTAGCCAATTCCAGTTGCCGACCATATGTCGAGAAGCGTGAACCCTTTAAGGGGAGTAACCTCTACGGCATCTATTCGCTGATGGATGCAGACCAAGAAGTTTACACAGTGTATAGCTTCGACACCCACTACCCCATGTACATCTATGCCAATGGCATGTGGTTTGAGAACGAGGATGAGTACAGTCGTACAACTTCAAAGCACAAGTCGCAAGCTAGACCGATGGGTGTACGCCCCATCCTACTGTCAACACGATGGATGCAACGCCTAGCCAACAACGGCTTTCAGTCTATTGCCAAAGAGCGCATCTTAACCACCGAACCTATGGAGGCTTAATCATGGAGGACTACCACCTTCCCATCTGTACCAACTGCTATGCCGTGAGGGTTGAACCTCAACGCCGCAACATGGCAAGACCCACCTGTATGCGGTGTGGTGAGGAAGTAGCCAAGCAACGCAAGTTTACAGTGGCTTGCAACAACAAGCAGGGGTATGAGCTAATCACCGACCCCAATCAACTCAAACAACTTAACCCAAAGAGGACAACATGAGAACAATCAAGTGGATGCTTTACGGCTTAATCATGGGTGGCTTAGCCGCCTACATCTTGGATGTACTGACCCGATGAAGCCAACACCCATCAAACCAATGGGAGTATCAGTCAATGACTCGATACTCAAACGAATCCTTCGATGGTTGTTCACTGCCGTAGTGATGGTGCTCTTTTGTACCTTCATGGCAGTGTTAGCCATCGAGTGGATGGCAGGGTGTGGCGAAAGCTATACCGATGCCAAAGGCAATGTGCACTTGAACGAGTGTGTATTTATCAACTTTCCCCCTAAGGAGTAAACCATGAAGCGACTATTCGCCATCCGTGATAGCCGTGGACAACTTGTCCGCAATGAAGATAAACAACCGATGTACTTCGCTGACAAGCAAGCGGCACGAACATACCGCAGTAAGTTGACACAAGAAACTGGTGTGTACTTCGTGACATACGGCATTGACCATAAACTTTACAAAGGAAACTGACATGCGAGCCTCACTACTTAAGGACACCATCAAGTCCACATTCCCTATCCAACGAACACTCTGTATCGAGGGTAGCCCCGGTGGTGGTAAGACAACCATCGTGCATGAAGTTGCCAAGGAACTTGACATCCCAGTTATCGAACGACACATGCCAACCATGCTTGTCGAGGACTTCGGTATCTTGTTCCCCAAAGAGGGCAACGGGCTTGAATACAAACTGCCTGACTGGTTTCCAGTTAAGGGCAAAGCACCTGAGCGTGGCATCCTGTTGTTCGATGACCGCAACCAAGCCAACGCTGACTTGCAGAAAGTCCTAGCCAACATCTGCCAAGCCCGTACTCTGCACGGCACACCAATGCCTGATGGGTGGCAGGTCATCTCCACTGGCAACCGACAAGCAGACCGAGCAGGTGCTAACCGAGTGCTATCCCACCTTCGCAATCGTGAGACTGTGGTCGAGTTGGAAACCCACCTCGATGACTGGACTACATGGGCACTTGACCATGATGTAAAGCCTGAGGTGATTAGCTTCATCCGCTTCCGCCCTGCATTGCTTCATGACTTCGATGCTCAGCGTGACCAAAACGCTACGCCTCGTTCATGGGTTGAAGGTGTGTCCGACATTCTCGGTGTATGCCCTGCTGATGCTGAGTTCGAGATGTTCAAGGGTGCAGTGGGTGAAGGTGCGGCGGCTGAGTTCGTAGGCTTTCTGCGTATCTTCCGTAAGCTACCCAACCCTGATGCAGTCCTGATGAACCCGACTACTGCTGATGTGCCTGCTGACCCTGCCACCTTGTATGCCCTGAGTGGTGCACTGGCAGAGCGAGCAACTGAAGGCAACTTTGAACGAGTGTGTACCTATGCAGAGCGTATGCCTGCTGACTTCAGTGTGCTCACTGTGTCGTATGCCTCTCGTAAGAAACCCGAACTGGCTAACACGCAAGCGTTTACCAAGTGGGCAATGAAACACCAAGATGTTTTGTTCTGATTAACCAACCGAGGGGCACATGCCCCTCACCAACAGAAGGAGTGACGACTATGAATCTGAATGACAGAGCATTGCTTGTGCAGTTATCCGTATCCCAATGGACTGCCCGCAAGTACGACAAGAAGGCAACCCAAGATGTTGCCAACACCTACGGCACATCGACCCAAGCAGGTAGGTTCAACAAGGCATTGCTTCCTGCCAATGACCTGCTTGACCATGTGCACAAGAAAACCACCCACATTCGCAGTAAGTTCTACGAGAACACATTGCCGTGGGGTATGGAGGGTACGCAGATGCTTCCCTCTGCCAACTACCTTGCCTTCATGACTGACTTCCGTAAGGAGAAAGCTGAGTGGCAGTACCTTGTAGACCAGTTCATTGCGAACTACGACCAGTTGCGACTGGATGCAAAGCGTTTACTCAACGGACTGTACAACGATGCAGACTACCCCGATGAGCAGGAGATAGCACGGAAGTTCAAGATGGACATGGCTATCTTCCCAGTGCCATCGACCGACTTCAGGGTAAGCATTGCATCCGATGAGTTGACACGCATCCAAGAAGATGTTGAGCGTAGAGTTGCAGAAGCACAGACTGTAGCTATGAAGGAGGTATGGGGTAGGTTGTATGAACGAGTCAAGCATATGGCTGAGAAGTTAGCTGACCCCAAGGCTATCTTCCGTGACACCCTAGTGGAGAACACCAAGGAACTGTGTGCCCTACTGCCCCGCTTGAACTTCATGGATGACCCTGACCTAGAAGCACTGCGTGTACAGGTAGAAGGTGCGTTGATTAAACACCCTGATGCCTTACGCAATGACCCCGACCTACGCCGTGACACGGCAGTAGAAGCCAAGCAAATCATGGACAAGATGTCCGTATTCATGAAAGGAATTTGATATGACCTCAGTCGTACCCAACCATGCAGACTGCGAACCGATGAGCGATGCAGACCTCAAGCGCATTGACCGACTGCTTGCCAAAGCCCGTACCGCATTGGTACTTGAGCATCCCTTCATCGGCAACATCGCATTGAACATGCCGTTCGTAGCTGACCACAGTATCCGTACTGCCATGACCAATGGCAAGGAGATACGATACAACCCTCGCTTCATGGATAGCTTCGGTGATGAGGAACGCAAGTTCGTAGTAGCACACGAGTGCTTTCACCCTATGCTTGAACACAACTTCCGTAGAGGTGAACGACAACACAAGCGGTGGAACAAGGCAGGTGACTATGTGATTAACCAACTGCTGACCGATGAGAACATTGGCAAGATGCCATCCTTCGGACTGCTTAACCCACAACTGTACAAGGCAGGTGGTGGTAGCACCGATGGTATCTACAACTTGTTGCCCGATGAACCCGATGACGGCTCAGGTGGTGATGGTACTGAAGCAATGGATGACTGTGCAGATGGTGGCGGTAGCCCTGCCGAACAAGCACAACAACAAGCCGAGTGGAAAGTACGAGTAGCACAAGCGGCACAAGCCGCTAAGATGATGGGCAAGATGAGTGCAGGACTTGAACGCTTAGTCAGTGAGGTACTTGCACCCAAGGTAGACTGGCGAGATGTGCTTCGCAAGTTCGTTGAGAAGTGCAAGAGTGACCAACGCTCATTCGCTAGACCGAACCGCAGGTTCTTGTCACAAGGACTGTACTTGCCCAGTGCAAGTGGTGAATCACTCGGTGAGATAGCCATTGCAGTTGACTGCTCAGGTTCGATTGACGATAGAGTTCTTGCCCAGTTTGCAGGTGAGATTAACGCAATCAAAGAAGATGGCAACCCATCATGTATCCATGTGGTGTACTTCGATAGCCGTGTATCACACTACGAGAAGTATGAGCGTGACGATACGCTAGACATCAAAGCACACGGCGGTGGAGGTACTGCCTTCAGCCCAGTGTTCGAGTACTTCAACGAGCATGACATTGAACCTATCGCATGTATCTTCCTGACTGACTTGTGTTGCGATGACTTCGGTGATGTACCTCAGTACCCAGTACTGTGGGTGTCAACAGATGAGGGCACTGCACCCTTCGGTGAAGTAGTACTGATGTAAGGAGAGCAAGATGATTACATATGTAGAACTCATGGTGCTTGCTGTATATGCGGCAATGGCAGGGTACATCATGTACCTGCAACACCAACTCAAGAAGGCTAAACACGCATGTGAAATGCTTGCAATGGTAGTGCGTGACATGGTGAATGGTGATGTTGAAATCGAAAGGACAGACGATGGAATCCACATTAAACATAACGGAAGCAACGCTTGATAAGTACCGCCATATCAATGTAGACCATATTGATTGGTGGGATAGCACCGAGGAGTGCTACAAGGAGGACATGAAGGAACAGGGTATCTATGTAAGCGACATGTACTTCAGTGGTTTCTGTTCTCAAGGTGATGGTGCTTGCTTCAGTGGGCATCTTGATGATGTACCTTTGTTCATTGAAAAGAACTTCAAGCCTGATGACTACCCAATGATACGCAAGTTGTTGGATAGTGGTGGCTCACTGAAGTTCAGCGTAGAGCATAGCGGGCACTACTACCATGAGAACTGCACTCGGTTTTATATCGAGGCTGACCGACTAGAGTATTGCGTAAATATGCCGACAGAGTTTCATGAACAGATAGTAGAACAGTGGGATAAAGAATTGGATAACGAGATTGTAGATTTTGAGAAGCAAAGCATAGAGATATTCAAGAACCACATGCGAGAGTTGTATCGCAAGTTGGAGCAAGAGTATGACTACTTAACAACTGATGAGGCGGTGAGGGAAACCATTGTCGCCAATGACTTACAGGAGGAAAGCGATGACGATTGATGAACAACAAAGAGTAGTACTAGCAATCAACAACTTGTTGTACTTGGTTGAGGTGTTCTATCCCGACCCAGTATATGCAGAGCAGTACCATGTTGATGAAGTGGTAGAGCAAGGGCGCAAAGCCTTAGAGATATTAACCAAACAAGGAGAGTGACATGGCAACAGTACGATTTTCAGATGAGTTGAAGGGTGCAATCATTAAGAACGCAGAAGCTATCTTCAAGAAACAGATTGACGATGCGCTATCTTCATACCCCAAAGACTGGGCAGACCGAGTGTATGAGCGAGCCTTTGCACCATACATCCCAAGCATGAACGCATTACCCTCATGCTTCTTCACCACAGTAGGTACTCTTAACATTGCCAAGATTGGTGACATGCGAGTGGGTGTAGCCTGCGAACTTACCAACAAGCGAGCATACCCCCATGCCCTGCCAAACACTGATGACTTCCCAGTATCTAAGGCATCGTATGGTGATACCGAGTTAGCACTCAAAGATATTGCTATGTTCGAGGACATCAAGGTAGAAGCTATTGCCTATATGGAACGAGTAAGTACTGCACGACAACGCAAGGATGTATTCGTTGAACAGGTCAAGAAGATTATCAATGCACATGCAACCCTTGCACCTGCCCTCAAGATGTGGCAACCACTGTGGGACTTAGTGCCTGAGGAATACAAGGAACGCCACCGCAAGGTAGTAGAGCGTACCAAGAACGAGGTGACTGTGGATGTAGACCTTGGGTCATTGACCGCCGCAGTAGTAGCACACAAACTAACACGATAAGGAATAGATATGCGTACAGATAAACTCTCATACGAACAAGTTGCAGAATGGTATACCAAGGCAAGGAATCCCGAAGCGGGTAGACCAGTGCAGTCATGGGCACGGATGTTCAAGGTAGGTGACAACTACGAACTGCGGTTCGGTACTTCCGTGGTCGGTGTGTTTACACCTGACAACAAGTTTACATTTAAGATGACTGCGCAAGAAGCACGGCGCAACAGTATCACTCTGAGCCAAGCACTACAACGAGCCATTCCATTTGTATGGGTGCGTAAGAGTACTGGTAGGTATGTAGTCAAGCCTACCCCACAGTACGAGAAGTTCAAGGAGAGTAACCCTGATAACTATGGTGCGTGGAATTACTTTACCAAGGTAGAAGGCTATGAACTATTCGACGGCTTATGCTTTGACCTCAATACCTATGAGCCTATCAATGCCAAGCCCTCACTCAAAGACACCGAGGTAGTACAGGACAACAAGTTGGAGTGGCTTCGTGCTCTGCGTAAGTTCAAACATGCAGTCAAAGTTCGTGCTCGTATGGGTGTATTGGAATCCTTGATACAACAAGTTGATAAGGAACGAGTAGGTGTATCCCGATATGATTGGGAACAACCCGACTGGAACAGTGAATCATGGCAGGATATGCTATACACTGCACTCAAAACAGGTGAGTGCCCAACAGAACTACTCAAAGGTATTATCAAATCGGTAAGCCGTGGCTATTATCAAACCAAGATAACAGTCGATGAGGTAGTATCAGAGGTCGATAAGATATGTGGTACATATAGTCTTGACCTGCGTAGAAAATTCGGTGTGTTCAAAGAGTCAACCTAAGGAGATGACATGACTGATACCCTCAAGCGTGATGGTGCGTACTCGCACTTCATTGGTAGCGTAGCTACTGAGAATGATGGTGGGTGGAGTAAAGAAGTATGGGATGCCGCATGGCATGAACAACAAAAAGAAATTGACCTTCTACATGCACGGGTCAAACTGCTTGAAGAAGAATGTGCATGGCTTAACTCAGTAGGAAAAGACAAATGAAAAGCAAAACACAAAAGGTACGAGAGTACTTCCGCAAGCACCCGCTTGCCACACCAAAAGAAGTTGGTGCGAAGTTCAAGGTAGCTATGCCTATGGTGTACAAGATTCGCAAGGAAGAACACGCTGACTTCATTGAGCGCAGTAATGCAGGGCATGTGAACCCACAGATTACTGATGCGGTGACACAGTTCAAGCCAAGCAACAAGGCTGATGACTTACAGATTGGTGGCGACCACTACAAGAACATGGGTGTACAACCTTGGAAGGCTATGGAATCATGGATGACACCCGAACAATTCGCAGGGTTCTTGCGTGGTAACGCAATCAAATATCTTGCACGATGTGATGCTAAGGGTGGCATTGATGACATCAAGAAAGCCCGACACTACATCGACAAACTTGTTGAGGTAAGAGGTAACGATGATTGATGCCATTATCTTTGGCTTTAAGTTTATGTTGATGGGGATAGGGTTCTTGGTAGTTGCTTTCGTAATCTTCTGCCTTGTCCTTTACTACCTTGAAAGACGCTGATGCGTAAGCGCAGTAAGTACCGACCAAAGAAAGTGCTAGTTAATCCAGTGGGGTATGTGCTTGAGGGCATGACCCCAGTGGGTAAGCACGATAGCTTCTTGCTTGACCTAAAGATAAAGAACCATCTCTCGATGTCTAGTCTTACACAGGGCAAGGCTACTCGTGAGGACATGGACAAGCTAATCAGTATGTCGAACATCACTGAAGCCTTGTATCGCTTGGGGTTTGGTACTGACTACAAAGATGTATTGCGAGATGGAAGTACTGCGTTGCTCGACATTGCAAGGAGGGGGGCTGAGACCAACCGCTTTGTCCTATGGGGGGTCGAGATGAAGGCACTCAATACCCTGATGGAATTGCATGACGCACAGATGGAAGTCATCACCATCAAAGACATGGAGAGGGCAGTTGCCCTTGTAGAAAATGAGCGCAGACAAAAGCGCATGACTTCAATAATAGAAAGGAAGTGACAATGGACATCGTAACCATTGACTTTGAAACCTACTACGACAAGGACTACTCCCTGTCTAAGATGACCACCGAGCAGTATGTTCGTAGCAATTTGTTTGAGGTCATCGGGGTTGGCATCAAGGTCAACAACTACCCAACCGACTGGTACTCAGGCAGTGACCCTGCCAAGTTCTTGAAGTCGCTTGACTATTCAGACAAGGCAATCCTTTGCCACAACACTGCGTTCGATGGGGCTATCTTGTCATGGCACTTTGGAATTAAACCAAAGCTATGGCTCGACACCCTATCAATGGCAAGACCACTCCACCAAATGACTGTGGGGGGTTCGCTCAAAGCACTGGCTACTTACTATGGGTTAGGGCAGAAGGGCGAGGAAGTTCTTAACGCATTAGGTAAAAGAAAATCTGCGTTCACACCTGACGAGATGGCTAGGTATGGTGAGTACTGCAAGAACGATGTGGAGTTGACCTATCAGTTGTTCAAGAAACTGAGCAAGGGTTTCCCCACCAGTGAGTTGATGGTCATTGACCAAACCATACGCATGTACACCGAGCCTACGATTGAACTCGACAGGCAACTCTTAGAGCAACATCTTGAGGAAGTCAAAGCAAGGAAGCGCACCCTCATCACTGACATGGGACTCACTGGTATCAGTGACGAAGCAATCACCAAGACATTGATGAGTAACCAAATCTTTGCGAAGTACCTCGTCAACCTTGGGGTCGAGCCACCAACCAAGGTGAGCGCACGCACAGGCAAGGAAACATTTGCGTTTGGCAAGACCGACAAAGCGTTCACCGACCTGCTCGAACATCCTAATGAGAAGGTTCAGGTTGCGGTCGCCGCAAGGCTCGGCGTGAAGTCCACCCTAGAAGAAACTCGCACCGAGAATTTGATTGGTGTGTCCGAGCGCGGTCGCCTGCCAATCATGCTCAACTATTATGGTGCACACACAGGCAGGTTCTCAGGCGGTGACAAGCTGAACTTGCAGAATCTACCCGCTCGTGGGAACAACACAATCCGACGGGCATTGCGAGCACCCAACGGACAAGTTCTTGTGGCATGTGATTCGTCACAGATTGAGGCCCGCATGGTAGCTTGGGTAGCAGAGCAACATGATTTGGTCGGTGCGTTTGCCGAAGGTCGTGATGTATATAGTGAGTTCGCATCCGAAGTCTATGGTCGCAAGGTCACGAAGGCTGACAAGATTGAACGATTTGTTGGCAAGACCTGCATCTTGGGACTGGGCTACGGCATGGGTGCTGAGAAGTTCAGACGCACCCTTGAGATTGGGCAAGGCGGTATCAGTGTGAAGATTGACCTTGCCGAAGCAGAGCGTATCGTTCGCTTGTACCGACAGAAGAACCACAAGATTGTTGCCCTATGGCAGAAGTGTGGAAGCGCACTGGGTGGCATCGTGTCACGACAGACAGGTTCAATCGCAAAGATGTTGACGTATGACGAGCAAGGCATACGGCTGCCGAATGGTTTGTACATTCGATACCCTGCACTCCGTGCCAACGGAAGCAACTACGAGTACATCGGTGACGCACGAACATATCGTAAGGCGGTGACTGACAGGGTGATGACTGGGCAGGTGTCCGACATCTCGTGGACAAAAATCTATGGGGGTAAGGTCACAGAGAACATCATCCAAGCGATGGCTCGTATCGTGGTGTCCGAACAGATGACTGCCATCGGTCGTCATTACCATGTGGCTTTCCAAGTGCATGACGAAATTATCATCACAGCCCCGGCGACACATGCGACAGAGGCAGAGCAACATCTTGTCACGATAATGTCCACCGCACCTAGCTGGTGTGCCGACTTACCAGTGGCTTGTGAAGCAGGTCACGCAGAGAACTACGGAGATACCTGATGGTTGACATAACCAAATGCAAAGGCTTTGGATGCCGAGTGCGTGAGGAGTGTTACAGATTTACCGCACCTACCAGTGACTGGCAGTCTTGGTTTGAGATTACCCCAGTCAACGATGATGAGAATGGGTGCGACATGATGATTGACAACGAGAGGAAACAAAATGAACGTCACAAACTTGACTAATGTAGTAGGGAATAAACGCAAGGAAGAAGTTGTTGCCATGTTGCAGTCAGCACTGGCACGGGTAGAGGAGGGGGGTGCGACTGATGTGCTCATCATGCTGAAGGCAGATGACATGTACACCCGCTACTCCACCAAGATGGAGAGCGTGACTGAGGTGATTGCCCAGTTGGAAATTTTGAAGTACGACATCTTGCGCCGTATGCACGAGTGATGTACACTGGACTTTCCAAATAAACAGAGAACCCCAAGGACACCCCGAGGGGCTACAACCTATGCGCCTTAGCCACTCCTACTCATCCATTAAGTTGTATGAGAATTGTCCGTACCGCTACTTCCGCCAACGCATTGTTAAAGATGTGGTCGATGCAGGAGGGGAAGCCAGCAAGTATGGGGAACGCATCCATGAATATCTTGAGCATAGACTCAAGTCCAATGCCCTACTCCCCCAAGAGATTGCTCACTACGAACCACTGTGTTCATCGGTCGAGCGCATCTCACAGGGGGGTGAACTGCACATCGAGAAGGAGCTAGTCCTCAGCGACAACCTTACACCAACAGGTTGGTGGGATGCTGACGCATGGCTACGCAGTAAACTTGACATCCTTGTAATCAATGGGCACGATGCCAACGTGATGGATTGGAAAACAGGCAAGCGAAACCCTGACTTCTTTCAGATGCAGATATTCGCCGCCCAAGTATTCAAGCATTACCCTGAGGTGCAACGAGTCAAGACTTCACTGGTGTGGCTCAAGACTATGGAGATGGACACCGAGGTGTACAACCGCATCGACATCAATCCCTTGTGGGCTGAGATTATGAAGCGTATCCAACGTATCCACAGTTCATTGGAGCATGACAACTGGCCTGCCAAACCATCGGGGCTATGCAGATTCTGCCCTGCTCGGCACGACTGTGATTCAGCTAGGGTTTAACCTTACTTGACATTGATGTAAAGGAAGCTATAATGAGCGCAATGACACCCGAAGGCAAGATAAAACGTAAGGTTGTCGAGGTACTGAAGACACACAATGTGTGGTACTTCTTCCCTGCCAACAATGGATTCGGTAAGGCAGGTATCCCCGACATCATTGCGATTGTCAAAGGTAAGTTCGTAGGGATTGAAGTCAAAGCTGATAGGACAAAGAAGCCTACGGCATTGCAGGTGCAGTGTGGTGAACAGATACAAAGTGCAGGTGGTTGGTGGTTCTTAGTCTATGACCAAGACACCATCGCCTCATTAGAACAAGCGATAGAAGAAAAACTTTACAGGTGACGACATGTTGGTAGTGGAACAGGCAAGGACACTTGCTCTGAAATTGAACAACCCCAATCGGGTGCTTGATAGCATACCGACTGCCAAGACTATTGAAGTCCGTGGCATACCGCTTGTGGTTGCTCCCCATAAGTTGGATGAGGTAAAGGTATTGAACAACCTTGGCATCAAAGCCCCCTCACCCATCTTGCATTACTACGACTGGCCCGGCCAGTACACGCCGTATGACCATCAGAAAGATACTGCTGCGTTCTTGACGCTCAACCATAGGGGGTTGGTGCTGAACGAAATCGGTACAGGCAAGACCCAATCTTCTCTGTGGGCTGCGGATTATCTCATCAAATCCAAGCATGTAAAGAAGGTGCTGATACTTTCACCACTGTCCACACTGGAACGTGTGTGGGGTGACGCGCTCTTTACTGGATTCCCACACCGCAAGTTCGTGGTGTTACATGGCACGGCAGAGAAGCGTAAGAAGTTGTTGCAGAAGGATGTACAGTTTTACATCATCAACCACGATGGGTTCAACATCATTGCCGAAGAAGCCAAGGGGATGTTTGACTTGGTGATTGTGGATGAGGCGGCGGTACTGCGTAACCCATCGACACAACGCTTCAAGATATTCCGTCGGTGGATGGATGCTAACCCGTCAACACGTTTGTGGTTGATGACTGGCACACCTACACCGAACGACCCTACAGATGCGTGGGCACTTGCCAAGTTGGTGAACAGTCCATTCTGCACCAAGACATTCACGGCTTTCCGTGAGCAGGTGATGATGAAGATAGGGCAGTGGAAGTTTGTCCCTCGCCCTGAGTCAGTCGATATTGTGAAGCACATCCTGCAACCTGCGGTGCGGTACACACGAGACGAGTGCTTTGACTTACCTGACACGGTGATTCAAACCCGCCAAGTAGAACTGACTGCGGAACAGAAGAAGCATTACCAACAAATGCTCAGGCATTTTGTTACAGAGATGACCACCGATGGGACTATCACGGCGGTTAACGAAGCAGTGAAGATTCAGAAGTTGGTTCAGATTGCCTGCGGTGTAGCCTATGGTGACGATGGACAGAACATTGAATTGGATTGTGCGCCCCGCATCAATCTAGTGAAGGAGGTAATTGAAGAAGCAGGGGAAAAGGTGATTGTGTTTGTACCGCTGACGGGTACTCTACACATGTTGGAGAAAGAGTTGAGCAAGCATTGGTCGGTTGGTGTTGTCAATGGTGAGGTATCCTCATCCAAGCGCAACCAAATCTTCCACGACTTCCAACACGCTAAACATCCACATGTGTTGATTGCTCATCCTGCGACGATGGCACACGGCTTAACGCTCACGAGTGCGTCAACAATCATCTGGTATGGCCCGATTACTAGCAACGAACAATATGTTCAAGCGAATGGTCGAGTCGAGCGTATCGGCAAGAAGCATGTATCGAACGTCATCCACATCGAGGCGACAGACCTTGAGTACAAGATGTATGAACGATTGAAGAACAAGCAGAAACTGCAAGGCTTGCTTCTTGATTTAATTCAACAACAGACTAATAGGTGACACTATGACTGTAAACGTAGATGATGTAGTAGCGACCTACATGAAGCTGAGGTCGCAGAAAGAATCTATTGAGGCTGAGGTGAAAGACCGTGTGTCTACCATCAAAGCCAAGATGGAGAAGTTGGAAGCATGGATTAAAGAACAAGCTGACGTGCAAGGTGTGACATCGTTCAAGACCAAGCATGGCACTGCGTTCCTGACAACCACTGACTATGCCAACGTAGCTGACTGGGATGCCGTACTCGATTTCATTCGGACACAAGAAGCGTTCGACATGTTAGAGAAACGCATCAGCAAGATAGCCGTACGTGGTTACATCGAGGCGAACAAAGCAGTACCGCCCGGGGTTAACTACGGCACGAAACTGGAAATAAATATCCGTAAGCCTGCTAACAGAGTCGAAGGAGATTGACATGAGTATCAAATCATTTTTCGGTAAGGGACTGGCGTCTTTACTAGATGCACACCATGCAGACCACACTAGGTCAATAGGTGCACAGGTTCGTGAATCCAATGAGATGGAGCGTATGTTTGGTAGTTGCACACCTACCATCGTAGCCTTCCGTATCAACAACGGCTTTGTGGTTCGGACTATTGATACCGAAGCCGCCTATGTTGGTGGTAGGGCGACAGGCTTTACCTACTGTAAAGACAACCAAGAAATTGCTGAACACATCATCGCATCTGAAGTGAAGCGCAAGCTGAATGTCGGTGAGGAGTATCAACAAGAAATGTTTGCCGCTGAGAAAGCACGGGCGGTGGCAATGCAGGGCGGTTTAGCCCAAGCCAAACGTGCGACCAATCGTATTTAACCCGCTCACTAAAGGAGAATATCTATGAGCAACGCAATCACTCTTGCCAATGTGCAAGTCCCAGCCCACCTCGCTCAACGTGTAGGTGTCCCTTCTGTTTTGTCACAGTCCTTGAGTGGCGGTATCGGTGGTGGTGAATCCACTGCACGTATCTCTATCAAAGGCTCACGCTTCCGTATCGCTGAAGGTGGTACTGAGACTGTGCTTGACTCCACATCTTTGGATGTGGTCATCGTTGGTGCTAACCCTCGCCTGTCTAAGACTTGGTACGCCAAGGCATGGACTCCTGAGAGCGAACCATCTAGCCCTGACTGTTTCTCTTTGGATGGTGTCGGCCCTGATGCACAAGCCACTGAACCACAAAACGATTTGTGTGCGTCTTGCCCACAGAACGCATGGGGTAGCAAGGTAACTCCACAAGGCAAACAAATCAAAGCCTGCTCTGACCAAAAGCGTTTGGCAGTTGTGTCTGCTGATGACCCAACAGGCCCGATTTACCTGTTGCAAGTTACTCCTGCCGCACTGCAAGGCTTGGGTAAATACCAAAAGGAATTGTCTCTGCGTGGTATCCCTGCCGAGATTGTCCGTACCCGTGTATCGTTTGACACTGACGCATCGTTTCCGAAACTGAAGTTCGACTTCGGTGGTTTCTTGGATGCCGACACACAGCAAGAAGTTGACAAGCTGTTTGGCTCTGAGGAAGTTCGTCAAATCACAGGTGAGTTGCGTACGTCTGCTGCCCCGGCAGTACCTAAGATTGCCGCACCACAACAAGTTGCACCGAAACCCGCTCCCGTGGCGGCTCAACCTGAACCTGCTCCTACCCCCGTGGCAGAAGAATCTGCCGCTCCGAAGCGTGGTTTTGGTGCTCCTAAGAAGGCAGCTACCCCTGCACCTGCACCGCAGGCTAAGGCTACCCCTGCCGCCCCTGCGACTGCTCCATCTGCCGCATCACTGGCTGACGAGATTGCCGCCCTTGTTGGTGAGGTGAACGCAGATGACGCCTAACCCGCCCATTGACTTTACAAAGGTCGAGGCGTTGCGGAAGCACATGATGTTGACAACCAACGACATGGCTTCCCTGTTCGGAGTCAGTCGCATGACGTATTATGGTTGGGTGCGGGGCAAGGTTCTCCGCAAAGCCAACGATGAAACGGTGCGGACTGTGCTCAAGCAGTTGCTATCCATCATGGTCGATGACAAATGGCCTACTCCCGATGTGATTGCAATGGAACAGAAGCAGAGGAAAGAACGTCTTGATGAATGTATGAAGCGTTTTAATTGAGGTACTGGGGGGCTAACCACCCCCCATTAACGGGGAACATATGGACACGCTGAGTTTTTTTCAGCGAGTACTACCAAGTGAAGGCTTGTATTGCATAGCTAGTTTTGAGGGGGACAATCCTGCACCAAGACATGGCTACTTTGATTCGGTAGAAAAACTCGCTCAGGTTGCACAGGCTCTCAATGACAGAGGGCAGAACACATACTACGCAATCTCCACATTCACGGAGAAGCGTAGAAAGCAGGAGTTCGTTGAGCGCACGAAGGTGCTTGCTATTGACGTTGACTGCGGGATAGGTAAGAACGGCAAAGCCAAACCGTTCATTGATGCGAAGGAGGGAGCGAAAGCTCTCGTGACTTTCGTTCAAGCAGTTGGGCTACCGATGCCGATGATTGTTTCGTCAGGCAACGGGCTACATGTTTACTGGATACTGGCTGATGCGATTGCGCCTGCACAGTGGAAGCCGCTTGCCAACGCTTTGAAAGAAGCATGTGTGGCTAATGGGTTCACGCCTGACATTGGTGTGACTGGTGATAGCGCACGTATTCTGAGACCGATTGGGTGTGTGAATCCCAAGGGTGGGCGTACCGCTACGTTGGTACGTGATGCGCAGGATGTGACCTATGCACAACTGTGGTCGGTGCTTGAGAAGTTTGCAGGTAGCTCATCCTATGAGCCACCCGTAGGACAGACACGCACCAACTCGTTGCTAGATAACCTAGCAGTCAAGCATGAATACCAACCTGCCATTGCAGACAAGGTGGTCGCAGGTTGCCAACAGATTAAATGGGCAGTAGAAAATCAGAACGATGTGCTTGAGCCTATGTGGTGGAAGGTCATGGGAGTCGCCGCTTTCTGTGCTGACCCCGAAGCTACCGCCGTTAAGTGGAGTGAGCAGTACTCAGGATTCAACGAACAAGAAGTTGTATCGAAGGTCATCAACTGGAAGAACGGTGCGACAGGCCCGACAACCTGCGAGAAGTTTAGTATTGAACGCCCTGACGGATGTAAGGGTTGTAAGTTCAAGGACAAGATTGGTAGTCCTGCAAGACTGGGCACACAGTTAGCAGAGGTGAAATCTATGGCGGCATTGGTTGACCCGATTGCCGCAGTTGTACCCGTACCCAAACCATTCAAGCGAACCACAGATGGTATGAAGATGGTGGTTGAGGAGACGGACATTGACGTATGCAAGTTCGACTTGTACCCAGTGGGGTACGGCAGAGACGAGGGACTTGGGTACGAGGTAGTACGGTTCATGTGGAATCGACCGCACGTTGGTTGGACTGAACTGGCACTACGGCAGGCGAACTTGGCACAGGGTAGTCGTGACTTCTCTACCGCTATTGCAGACCAAGGCATCCTTCTCTACAACAAGTCACAGACGGAAAATTTCCAAATGCTTCTACGTTCATACATGGAGGAATTGAAGCAACGCCGAGGACTCACAAACCTGTATTCATCAATGGGATGGAAGTCAGAGTACAACGAGTTTGTGGTTGGCAACACGCTTCTGCGCCGTGACTCCAGCGGTACTATCAATACAGAGACCATCAACCTTGCTCAAGGTATCGGCAGGATTTCTGAGGACATGTACGGCACGAAGGGTTCATTGCAAGAGTGGACTAACTTCACCCGCATCCTTGAGACTGCTGATTTGAAACTCCACAAGTTCCTGATTGGCTTCTCGTTTGCAACACCATTGCTCAAGGTCAGTGGCTTGAAGGGTTTGATTCTGTCCTTGTACGGCAAGACTGGTGGCGGTAAGACGCTCGGTCAGTACATGATGCAGTCAGTGTGGGGCAACCCCGACCAACTCCACTTCGGTGGTAAGTTCACACAGAACAGTTTGTTCTCACGCTTGTCCCTGCATGGCAACTTACCCATGACGGTGGATGAACTGACGATGCTTGACCGTGAGGAAGCAGGCGACCTAATCTACTGGACTTCACAGGGTAGAGACAAGGCTCGTTTGAACCGCAGTGCAGAGGAACGTGCAACCAAAGAGTGGGCAACCACCATGACGGTATCGACCAACGAGTCATTGCACAGTATGTTGTACGCAGGTGGTCACGCTACGGATGCCAAGCTCGCTCGACTGCTTGAGTTCAATGTCCATCCCCATGCACTGTTCACATCGGGTAGCCAAGTGGGTCGTCAGATTCATGCGTTCCTGATGGGCAACTATGGTTTAGCAGGGCAGGAGTTCATTCGGCGGCTGATGCCACTGGGTGTAGAAGGTATCAAGGCTATGCTCGACCATGCCATCAATGAGTTTCCTAAGAAGTATGGTGTGAACTTCAGCGGTGACGAACGCTTTTGGGAAATCGGTGTGGTGCTTGCTGACTTGGGCAACCGCCTTGCCAAAGAGTATGGGCTTATCCAGTACGACTACGAAGACGCAACTGAGTGGGCACTGGGTGAACTGAAATCCATGAAGGTGTCTGCCGCTTCCAATCGTATGGATGCGTTCGATGCACTGGGTGAATTCATCAACGAACATATGGATGCGACCTTGACGGTCATGCACACCCCCGGTCAGAAGCCGATGCGGGATAACAACCGACCATATATTGCTGACATCATGGTGCGTTACGACCTGTACCGCAAGACCTACGATGGCAAGTTCGAGAGCGGCACTGTCCTCATCGAGCGAACCAAGTTGCGTAGGTGGCTCAGCAATCGTGGCTATGACTACAAGGCATTTGTCCAAGAGTTCGAGGTCGAGGGTATCGTTGCTACACCCAAGTCACAGAAGGCGTACTTCGGTAAAGATGTTGGTATCAAGATTCCACAATGTTATGTGGTCGGTATCAACCTCAATCACCCACGCTTAATGGGAATCTTGGATGACGCCGACCACTCCGTGGCTGACTTAACTCAAGGACAACTCAAGGTTGTTTAGTCGGGGATGCCCGAAAGGGTTTCCTCGTCTACGCCGTAGATGCGTAGCAACTCCTTGGCTTCTGCACGACCACCTTTCGCTGACGACTTGAGGCTACGCAATGCGAGTGGCTTCTTGGCTTCACGGAAGGCTTGGCTCAAACCTTTCTCGAAGTTGCGAATCTCTAAGCGTGTGCCCTTGGTGGATTCGTTCCAGTCTTTGATGTACTCTTTGACTTCCTTCTCAGCCTCGGCGTCACCTGACAAACGAGCGGCAACTGCCTGACGAGTAGCCTCAGTCTTAATCATGGACATGTAGGCTTGTTCTTGTGAGTCAGCCATCAACCAGTCCATCTGTGCCTGTGCACGAGATGGATACCAACCGAGAGCCTTACCAAGTATTTCCCAAGCACTGGCGTTCTGCGCTACAACATATCCCTTGGTGTCCACAATCGCACCAGTGTCGTAGAACTTAAACGCAGTACCCAAGTTCTTGATAGCGGTCGCGGGACTGTCGGTCAGCAAAGCACCTAGACCCTTACGCCCTGTGGCTACGGCAGGCAATGTGTTGAACGCATATTCAAACGTACCCACCAAGAAAGATGTTGGTGCACCTGCGATGTTAACCACCTCACGCAGAATCTCTTGCTTCGTAGCCGATGGCTTGAGCAGACCAGTTCCGGGGATGATGTCGCCAAGACCCAAGCGGTTCGAGAATGAAAGACCAGTGAAGTGGTCAAGCAAACCACGCATAACGATTGGGTTAATCTCTGCTGCCAACTCGTCACCGAATACGCTACGGGTCAGACGGGCAAACTCTTTCTCAATCGAGCCGACCTTCAAGCCGAGGCGTTGTGCGATGCCGTCAACAATGTCCAAGATGTCGTCAGAACCCGGTATGCCACGCACACCAGACAACAAGAGCAACGACCCGAGCATGATGATGCGACCTTCGTAGTTCATGTTCTTCAACAACTGAACCATCAGGATTGGGTACTGCTTGTACATATAGATGAACGACTGCAATCCACCACGGAAGAAAGCAGGGCGGTTGTACTGAGCGTAGTCACCTTGGGTAGCATCAACCGCACGAGAAGCTGCTGCACGGGCAGCAAGGTCAGCTTGGTTGTGGTCTACGCCGGATGCACGTTGGCGGTCATACTCACCACGATAGGCTGCTAGGAGCGTTGTTCGACGGTTGAACTGCTCGGAGTAGCTGAACGGGAACATCCACACCTGAATAAATTTCTGTGCGGTTGGGTTACCAGTAATCTTACGACCACGGCTAGTACCAGTCAGAGCGTTGAACTGTGCCGCATCAAGGCGTTGTTCCTCAGTCATGGTTTGGAGGAAGTTCAGTTCGGCAAAGGTCAAGCCGTCTTTGTTCTTATCCTTACCAGTGTCTTGGAGTTCCTTAATCTGTGCCTTGATGTAGTCAAGGTTGGAGTAGCGGAAGTTACCTGCCTTACGACCATAGTCAAACAACAGTGTGGCGGCACGACCTGCACCCAAGCCTAGACCAAAGCCATTCTTAGGATTGAAAGCTGAGAGGTACGCCCATGAGTTGGTCGGCAACGAAAGCATCTGCGTCACACCAGTAGCGATAGAGCCACCGAGTTGGGCAAGAGCCGCCCATGTACGAGCAGCAACAGACCACTCGTTGTTTGTCCAAATGTCGTCAGCGTGAACGATGTCACCTGTGGATTCTTTCCAGTCGAGCAAAGACTTGGCACGTTCTTTGTACCAGTTGCCTCGCTCCACCCGCTTGCCGTCAATGGTTTCAACAGCGTTGTCGTAGTAGAACTTCTCTTGGAAATACTCACGGGCTGCAATCTCTTTTGCCTCGCCAGTGCTGCCTTCCCACTTGACACGCAGTTCTTCCAAACGAGTTGGGTCGCCTTGCCAGTTGTATGGGTTGTCCAGTACTTCGTCATACTGGTGACGGAATTCTTTGTTGGCTGCGGTGTATGCCTGCTGCTCCAGATAAGCCGACGCACTCTTGACAACATCTTTATCCCAGCCTGCTACACCCGAACGCTTCAGGTTTGCACGAGCACGGGTGTTCTGTGCAGTAATCTTTTGCACCAAGACCTGACGCTGTTCAGGAGTGATGTTGATACCCAAGCGGCTGAGCGAGTACATCACCTCGTCATAGTGGAGGATGTCCACAAGGGCGGGAGTCTGCTCGGCAACCGATGCAATGGCTCGCAACTTAACTGTCTGCACATTGCCATCCGCGTCACGCATGTCGTGCTCGCCTGCAAAGATGTTGTCCAATTCGTCTTGGAGTTCCTGTGCATCTTTCTGATTGCCAGCCTTGCCGTAGAACAACGAGTCTTGCTGACCGGGGCGCAGCTTCACAGGAACATCTTGCCCGTTGACAGTCTTGTAGGCTTGGATGCGAACTTGCCAGTCACCTTCACGGATGAGGGGAACATATGAGCCAGCGATGGTTCGCTTGGCATAGAACTGGTCGTCATTGATAGAGGCGGCAAACATTGCACGTTCTTCAATGCGGTGCTCCAGTGCCCAAATAGAACTATCCCGAATGTCGTCAAGGTCAGGGTCTATCTTGGAACGCAACTTCTTACGCATCCCACGCACAATCGTGTCAACCTCAGCGGCGGTGTAGCCTTCCACCATTTTGGTCAGGTCGCCCAATGCAAGGTCGGTGTAGAACGAGCGGGCAAACTTCATACGCAACCACTCGTCAGCATCCTCTTGAGCAGCTTCATTCATCTCGAAGCGGTTGTTCTTGTAGCCTGAGTCCTTCAGACGCATACGGTCGTACTGCTCAACCACATCCTCAATGAACTTGGTTTCCTGTGCGGTCAGCGATTGGTTGAACGCTGCACCGATACCAGTACTGATGGCTCGCTTCTGTTCGTGGATAGCACCGAGGTACTTACCAATCAACACGTCAGCGGCAGACTTAGAGATGGCGTCATGGAACTGCAAGTACACCTGATACTCAAGGCTCTTACCTGTATAGGTCACAGTACCGTCGTCGTTCTCAATCACAGAACCGTCAACATCTTTGAACCAAGCAGGGGAGTCCACCATACGAGGAGCTTCGTAAGTTTTCTCGTTCATCTGTTTGGTGTAGTACCGCTTGGTGCTTTCCATGTTGCTGGCGTACTTACTTTCGAGACGCTTGATACGCAACTCGAACTCTAGCTTAGCTTCTTCATTGACAGCCGCAGCCAGTTTCTTTTGCAGACGGGCAAGTTCTCTAGCTTTACCTGCTTCCATATTGGCGAGTTCTTTGTCCCGCTGCGCACCCAGTTCCGCTTTGTATTCCTCAGTCATTGGGCGTTCTTCAGTACCCTGCTGGACTTTGAATGTGCTGCGGAATTCTTCAGGGGTCATGCGACCAACCTGCTTCAACTGGTTAAACCCTTCCACGTTGACCTTGGGCACAGGCTCAAGGTTGTCAGGGTCGTAGAACACGATGTTGTCCATCTGTGCAATCTTGGTATCCGAGACTTGGTTCATCTTGAACAGCGTTGCATACGCCATCAGTTCACCAGCACGGACACTTTGCTCAGGCGTTAAGCCATCACCAAAGCCAAGGAACTTAGCTTCGTGGGCAATCTTGGTCATCTCAGAGTACTGAGTCTTGAGTTCAGTCTGACGAGCCGCTTGGTCTTGCAGTAGGGTAAATACCTTGTAGTAACCCTTGGACTTGCGAGCCATGTTGTCTTGCGTTTGGATACCGTCAAGAACTTTCTGAACCACGTTACCCACGTTGGCAAGGACACCCTTACCCTGCTTGCGCATCTCGGCAGCTTTCTGTGAAGCACCAACGATGTCTTGGATAGAACGAGAGATGCCACCATAGATGGCGAAGTCACGGTTCACAAAGTTCTGCGCAAAGTAGGCAGAGCCTTGGGCAGCAGACTGGGCAAAGCGCAACACCTCAATGTCAGACTGCTCGGTAGCCAGTGCCTCGTTGATTTCCTTGAACAGACCAGAGGTGTTCACTTCGCTACGACCAACGCCTTGACGCACGTACTTGCGCGATAGGCTGATAAGGTAGCGAGCCGCATCGTCATTGAACGAGAAGCCTAGTTTGTTGAGTTGGTCTTTCAACCAGTTCCAAAAACGCAGGACTGTGTTATTGTCGATGGCAGCAGCACGGTCTGCCAACACCTCCTCGACTGCTTCGAGGAATGGGATACCTTTGCCGTTCGCATAGATGTTTGCCTCATGTGTGAGATGAGGGTCAGCATCGGCAACGAACCGCAGAATCTTGTCGAGTGCTTGGTTGCTGAACAAACCACGGAAACCAACGTGACCAAGAGTCTCGTGGGCAATGATGAAGCGGGCATGTTCCTCAGAGTGGATGAGGTCTGCAAACAGAACCACGTTGTCACCCCAAGCCATACCTGCGGCGTTAACCGCTTCGATGTCACCATCCTTACGAGCCTTTGCTGCCGCTTCAAACAGGGCAGGGTTGCTACGCTTCATGTCTTGGATGTTCGAGAACACAGACACCCGTGGCTTACGAGCGTACTTAGAGATGACACGGGCTGCGAACAAGCGCAGTGGGCCAGCCTTCATAGGATTCAGAGGCTTACCATCCGAACGGAAGGCACGCCAGTCGTCATCACTGTTAGGCTTGCGGTCATAGAAAGGGTCGAACTGGAGGTCATCCAGTGTCGTTTGGTTCTCGGTATCTTCCATGTCACGCAACTCTTTGCGTGCGGACTCATGCTTAGCCACGAAGTCAGACTTGGTAGTCTTCTCCTCAGCCGTAGTGTTCGGGATGAAGTACGATGTGCCAGCAGGCTGGGTCACAAATGGGTTTCCATCAGCGTCAAAGAAGTCTTTGATGCGACCACGCTTGCCAACTGCAAAGGTGTCATCGTCAATCTTGGCGTAGTACTTCTTGAGCTTGTCAACCAACTGTTGGCGGTTAGGCCACTGTGGATTGGAGTCAATGAAGTTGGCAAGGCTTTCCTCAGGAGAGATGTCAGAGTTAGCCCCAATGGTTTCACCAACCACTGCTTCTTGCGTTGCCTTAGCCCCGGGCATACGCACATTCTTCATGACGTTCACATCGTTGAGCAAGCCAGCATCGGCAAGCAAACCATACAGACGGGAATTTGGTTTGATGGCGTCTGCGTCCAACGCAACTTCACGCAAAGCGGCTACATAGTCACCCTTCGGTACACCGCCTTCATCCGTCAAGAACTTTGTGGATGTCTTCAGTAGGTATGTGCGGTCTTTACCATAGACATAGGCAGACACAATGTCATACAACGCCTCGGCGTAAGCCGCTGCGTTCTTCGTAGTTTCAGCCGTCTCGATAGCCATATCGAGTTCTTCGTTAGCCTCTAAGGTTTCTGCCGAGGTTACTGGCGCACCACGTTTGGCAGGCTGACTTTCAACCACAGCACCTTGCTCTGTCGCAGCCATAAGCTGACCAACCATTGCAGCCATACCACTTGGGCCTTTCTGCAACTTGGCTGCTTTCGGTGCAGCTTCACCCTTCGCCTCAGTTTTCTTCGGCTCTTTCTTCAGGGTCTTCTTACCACCCTTAGGAGGTGTAGGCTCAGTCGGTTCGGTTGGCTCGGTAGCCGTAGTTACTTCTGCTTGCTTCGCCCCGCGCTTGAGAGACTTGCCGCTACCGCTTGCTTCAGTGCCGCCGCCTTGCTCTTGGGTCTTGGGCTGTTGCCCAGCTTTCCGCCCGCCTTGTACTCCCGCATTATCTTGCTGACGTTTTGGCTGACGACCTTGTTGCTGCTTCCCTTCTTGAGTGGCATCTGGTTCTCCTTGTGCTTCGGGTTGTAAAAAGTCTCCATCATCAAACTGACCATCGAACACAGTGCCGTCAGCATCCTCAAAGCGACCAGTACCATGTGGCTTGCCGTCCTTGAACTGACCTGTGTATGTGGAAGTGTCAGAGTAAATCAGAGTACCTTGACCATTTGGCACACCCTTCTTCAACTGACCTGTATATACAGAGCCGTCTTCAAAGGTGATAGTGCCAGTCTTTTCTTTCTTCAGAGCAGCACCCTTGGCTGCTTCGGATGTAACCGCAGTGACAGGTGCACCTGTCGGTGCAATCTGGGTAGCGCCTTGCTGCACTGTTGGTACAACTTGTTGTCGTGTGCCTGCACTCTTGAGGGCGGCCACGGTAGGCTGACCTTGCTGAGTGAACATCGCCATCTGTGGAGACGAACGCAAGTCCTGACGTGGGATTACAGGAGTCCCAGTGGGTTCAGGCAACTGCGTACCTACACCACGGCGTAAGCCTTCAGCACGGGATGGGCGTGGGGCTTCTCTACGGCTGAACAATTCCAACTGCTGGGGTGCACGCACGGGCAGCGGTCTTGTAGGAAGTTGTTGCTGTGTCTGTTGCTGCTGCGCCCGGGCCGCATCCATAGCTTGCTGAGCAATGTCGAGTTGCCGCTGCGCATCCGCTTGCACCTGCATCCTGTTGAGGTCTGCCTCACGCTGTGCGGCTGCTGCGGATTGGGCTTGTGCCTGAGCCTGACGGCTTTGCGCCAGATTCATTGCCTGCTGCATGGCAGGGTTTACCACAGGGGCAGCTTGGTCAGTAAAGCCTACACCGCTAGGAGCGGGAGGGGCAAACTGCAACGCCAACTGGTTAGGGTCGGTGAACTGTTGCTGCGGGCCAATCTGAGCAGCTTGTTCTTGAGGGCTGACTTCACGCCATGATTGGGTAGTTACATCCCACACCCGTTGTGGCTGCACATTGCCTTGCATACTGCGAGCCTTGGCTTCAGCCACAGGGATACCGCCGAGGTCAAGTACACCTTGTGCACCACCGAACTGGTTAGGCTGAACTTCACCTGTGTAGATGCGGTCGCCCGGCGTAGATGCACGGACACCTTGAGCACCAGCCACAAAGTCAGGGCGTGCGCCCATACCACCAGCGGGGCTTGGCCCCCCGATAGGACTAATTTCACGGGAGTCGCTAGGTGTTGGGTCGGTCGTTTGACCGGGGTTCAACAAGTTGGTAGGTTGTTTACCGATAGGGCCGCGTCGTAGGTTCGCACCAGCACCAATCGTTCCACCAACACCAAAGCCAGCGGCAAAGGATTCAACGAGTCGCTTCTGTACATCAGGGTCATTAAAGTCCTGACCAGTCATACCAACGAGCAAACTCTCTTGTCCAAGTTCAGTCAGACCTTCAGACGTACCGCCGACTACTGCGCCTTTTCCTCCACGCTTGAGCAGTTCTGCACCACGTAAGCCTTGCGTCCCGAGGAAAGTTTTCCCCTGTATATCTTGTAGGTTGGTCGCCCCACCTCGTGCGGACAAACCGCCAGCACCAAACAAGCGGGAAGCGAGTAGGAACTCAGGGACAGATTCGAGGATGGCGTAGGGGACTGCGCCAGACAAAGCGGCAAGACGAGCATTGGTATCATCAGCACCTGACCCTTGTTCACGGAACTCGCCGTAGATGTCAGCCGCACCAGTGGCGTAATTCTGACCTACGCTGAAGATGGTTGCACCTGTAAGACCAGCGGCCTCACGTAGCAACTTAGTCTCAGTAACATCAAGGGCTTCACCTGCTGCACGTTTCTTCAGCGCAGCAAGAACAGATTGTTTGAAGGCGGCTTTGCCCGCCAAGCCAGCAAGGGCAGCACCAGCACCAGCTACGGGGTTAGCTGTGGCAGCAGTACCAGCAAAGAAACCAGCAGCCGCAGTAGCTACGGACTCAAGAATGTTCGGGCCTTGTTGGGCGACAGTTGCAGCCAGCCAGTCGATTGCACCCTTGGTAGAGTCAATCTCAGAGAACTCACGGCGGTACGGAAGGTTCTTTGCTAGGTCACCACGGATGGTGTCTGTACCCATCTGCTGGTCAACGATACGTTGCCCTGTTTCCTCAGCCCCCATAAGCTGAAGCCCACGACCAGCGAGTAATTGCAACTGGTCAACACCGATACCAAAGTTCTTGGACATGAGGCGACCAAGACCGGGGTTGCGGATTGTGCTGGCAATCTGACCATATGCTTGTGGAGTGAGCGTTACCCAGTCACCACCTTGTGGCATACCCACCGACGGGCGGTCAAGCAACTGCTCTGCACGCAGAGTCATGTCGGAGTCATCCTCGTCAAAGGTGACACCTTGTACAAACAACTTCTTCTGTGATGGGCTATACGCGATAGCCGGAGGACGCTTGACCTGTGGCAGTTCAAACTGTGTCAGCTTCTGCCCAACAGCCCCCATCGTAGCGATGTCGGCAAGACCCTTCTGAAGTGCATCTGCCCCCGTGGAGGAGGCAGGATTCAAGAAGGTATACGGACTCATCTGACTGGCAACTGAGCCACCAGAGTCAGAGTAAAGAGGATTTTCAAATGACTGCGGGGCTTTAGTCGCCATAATTCACCTTACCTACCTTGTTGTTGAGGAGCGTTCACCGCACTCCAAATGCTCCTATCAACACCAGACACTCGTTGAGCGTTTACGCCAAGGTCTACTGTAGCACCGTTGATGGTCGTTGTCTTGTTTTGCGTATCAATCACAAAGACGTCACCAAGACCGTTGCTGTAAACTACCTTACCATCACCTGAGTTAGTAGAAGCTGCCTTAAAGCCAGACAACTCGAGTTTTTTCTCAGCCAGTTTGATGTTCCCTTTGATGATTTCAAGTTGAACTTCACGAGCAGTTTGAAGTGTTTGATTGGAGACAGCCTTGTTGGTTTCCTCACGGATACGCAAGTTGGATTTGAATTCTTCTGTACCACGCTCGACTTGCAAATTAGCAAGCTGCTTACGATACTCAGAATCCACTTGGGTACGAACAAGCTGCTCAACCTGTGAGCCTTCGAGTGCAGCCTTAGCAACCTTACCGTTGACATATAAGTCGAACTTACCATCAGGGCGTTGCATAACTTGGTGTGGAGAACCAGTGAATGTAGACAGCACAGACATGGCACGACTGAAGTTGCCAGTAGTAGCGCCCTCATACACACCGATGTCAGCTTGGTTCTTGTACAAGCCAAGGTCAAGAGCTTGAATCTTAGACACTGCTTCCCATGCTTTGTCGCCCATACCGTACTGGTTGAACAACGCCACTTGCTTTTGCAGCGCAGCACGAGTCGTCAGAATCTGTTGAATCTGTGGGTTGCGAGCACTTGCGTCAAGCTGAGCAGGGCCATACATCGTGCCATCTTTAGAAGGCTGAACTGGTACAGCATTAGACGCAGCAGTTGCAACATCAGTAGCAGTGCCAGTGGCTACTGCTTGAGGGACTGTCTGAGTAGCTGGCGCAGCCGCTGGTGCTTGTTTACCGCCATTCATAAACGACAGAACTTTAGGAATATAGTTGCGTGTTTCCGCAGGCATCTTGTCCATGCCTTGACGTTGTACGTTACCAATACCCCAGTTGTACGCAGCCAGAGCAGTCTGCAAATCACCATTGGATGACTTCAACAAATCACGCAGCAAACGTGCCGCACCATCTGCTTCAGAGTTCAGGTCGTTGACTTTGACTTTGTACTGTTTCGCAGTATCAGGCATGAACTGGAAGTAGCCTTGTGCACCAGCAGAAGATGTTTGGTTAGGAATACCACGGGACTCAGCCATCATCACAGCGTTCAGCAAACCAGCGGGGAGTTTGTATTTCTCCTCCAGCTTTTGGAAAGTTTGCGGAGCAGCTTTGATGTCTGCTTCAAATTTTTGCTGGGCAGCCCGTGTACGGGTAGCTTCACCAGTCTTCAAACGCTCAAGCAGTTGTGCTTCAGTTACTGACTGGTTTTCTGCGTCTGACCTACGCAAGCGGTCGGTAAAAGGCGTAATTGAACCACTGCCGGGGACAGTGACGCTTGTAACGTCTGGGTCGTAGAGACCTATGGCTCTACCAAAACGGGCAAAGTTCATTGCGTTTGCTGCGCTTTCGACTCCTTTAGCAGCAGCAGTAAACGGCAGCGCGGCAATATCAAAAGCAGCCGCAGGCGGTGCAGCGACAGCCGTATCAATACGGCTAAGTCTACGGCGGTCGTTTTCTATCTGTAAGCGTCTAAGGCGTTCTTGCTGCGGTAGAGCTTGGAACTCAGCAGCAGTTAACTGGTCAGTAGCGACAGCAGATAGTTGGGCAGGAGTACGTGGTGCAGCCGCAGGAAGTTGTGGTACAGCAGAAGCAGCCGCAGGCGGTCTAGCCGCAGCAGGTGCAGCATTAGAAGGCTGTGCCACAGGTCGTGTAGGAGCGGCAGCAACAGGTGCTGCGTTAGCGGCAGCAGGTGCAGTAGGCGCATTGGGGTTACCAATGACAGTGCCCGGAGATTGCACAAACTCTGGTATAGCAACATTGGCTGCATCAACCGCACCCTCGCCCATGCGAGAACGAATCTCCATTAAGCGATTCGCTTCCTGTACCTGCATCAAAGTCTGGCGTTGCTGGAGCATTGCGTCTTCAGCTTGCCGCTGACGATTCGCAACAATACCAGCCCCACTGACCAGTTGTCCGAAATTTAGAGCCATGATGCTCTCCTTAACCGCGACCGATGTTTAAAGTCAAACCAGTACCAGATGCTTTTTCTCCACCCGTGAATGTCCCGAATAGGTCACCGATGTCACCAGCAGCTTGACGACGGCGGCGGTCTGCCGCATCGTACAAACCACCAACATAAGAACCGTACTGCAACGAAGAAGCATTACCCGAAGTAGGTAGCACGTTAAGGCCAGCAGTCTGAGTACGGAGTTTGTTCTGCTGCGCAGCGTCTGCACCTTGGAGGTAAGCAGTCTGACCGCCAGTCGAGATACCCAAGTCAAAGCGGCGTTCCTCTGCACGGCGCAAGCCAGCACGCTGGTTGCCGTATTTACCAAGGGCTTCACGTTTTGCACGAGCACCAGCAGTCTGAACAGCACGTTGACTTTGCAGACCGAAGTAGGCTGGGTCAAAGTACTTAGACTCACCAATCATGTTTTGAGCTTCTTGCAAACGCTGGTTGAACAACTCTTGGTTAGTCTCACGCAACTGACGGAGTTCAGCCGTTTGCTGGTTGAGCAGAGCTTTTTCTTCATCAGACAAGCCATCACCCGCAATCGCAGAGCCAGCAATCTGACCAGCAGCACGGAGGAACAAGTCAGCTTGATTACGTGGGTCAGTAAATTTCTGCTTGAGGGCTTCAGTAAATGTCGTAGGTGCAGCAACAGCAGCACCACCAGCCGCAGTAGTACCACCAGCAGGAGCGGCTATAGTTTGTGCAGGAGTAGTTCCTTTTGCGGCTACGTTGACCATCTCACCTGACCGCACAGCAGCGTTAGCAGCAGCTTGCTCCATTGCAGGAGTAGCTTGCAAACCAGCTTGTGCGTAGCTAGGGGCAGAACCAGCAACCGCAGTTGTTGGGTCGTAGTACATACCACCACCACCAAACGCAGCAGCGTTACCGCCAATTGCACCGGGGGTGTTAACAGCCATTGTGCCGGACGCATTGATTGCATCAGCAAGACCTTGAGCGCCGACACTGCCAGAACTCAACTGACTAGCCAGTGCGCTGTCAACAGTACCGCCATAAGCGATGTTCTGAGTAGCGATTGTGCTACCGCTCATAGGGTCAATATACGCACCAAGTTCAGGAGACCAGACCCCAGTACCAGAACCGACGTTAGTTACAACAGCGTTAGCTGTCGGCGCAGTAGTAACAGGAGTACCTGCGGAAGTAATGCTAGTAGCACCAGTACCGACGTTCTGTCCTTGGGCTGTAATACTGCCAGCTTGTGAGTAACCACCGATACCGCCGCCGATTGCGCCAAACAATGCGCCTCGACCTACGTCACCACCAGTAACCTTAGCAGACACAGCGCCTAGACCAGCACCCACAATCGCAGAACCAATCACAGCACCAGCCGTAGTACTCAGAGCCGCAGTAACAAACGGCATCGAAGCAGCAATCGCTGTACTAGAAGCAATCGCACCGACAATCGCAGGTGCAGCAAATGGAATCGCAACGGCAGCAACAAGGCCGACCACTGCTTTAAGACCACCGCCGCCGCCACCTTGTGGGCGAATACCCATAGCTTGGACAAGTGCCTTACGTTGCATCGGAGGCAGGTCGCCACCAAAAGCCGCTTCGGGCAGTTCAGGAATACCCATAGCCAGCATCTGTTTGCTGGTTGGCATACGGACAAATTTAGTTGCGTTCATTTCATAGCCTCCGTCAATTCGAGTCGCATGTGTGTATACACAGGCTTAAAACCATAACGAGAAATCACCCGCTCCATTGCTGGGGAAACCCATCCCTCAATAGCACGGACACTGTTCATATATGCCCAACCACAAAGCATTTTCCAATACTTATCGTGTAAGGCATCCAAGTCATTCCCACCCAGTGCAACGATGTTCATTGCAGCTAACTTAGGGTACGGAATAATTTCGATTGCGAGTGCCAGCTTCACACTCTTAGTAATTGTTTTATCAGATTTCACGACAAAGATATACATCTTGCCTTGAAGTGCAGCGTTGTAAATGTCCTCGATGGACATCTCACCGTGCATGGCGCGTTTGATACAACGCTCCAACAGGGGCTTAGTCGAAGGCCAATACGCGTCGAAGTGCTCCTTCGTAGACAGGAGCAAAGGCTCGAAGTCATCTAACGGTATTGGGTCGTACCCTGCTGGAAGTGTGCTCATGCGCTTTGATATTTCTTGAGGAGTGAGTCGAAGAAGTCTTTACCCTTAGCCTGAACAATCTTGGCTGGGATAACGTACTCGCCTGCGGAAACACGGATTGGGATGCTATCGCTAGTACCAGTGCCGGGGCCAACAACCTTACCGCCAGCAGCAGCATGGTCACCCATCGACACATAACCACCATTCGCCATACTCATCACTGGCTGCTCAGGCATACCAGTCTGCGTACCCATACCGCCCATACCACCTGCGCCACCTGTCTGTTGCTGTGCAACACGAACGGCTAGGAGTAGAACGAACACCAGACCTTGGTCATAGGTAGGGGACAAATCTTCTTCAGATGCCATGCCTTGTTGGATAGCGAACTGACGTACGTACTGGTACATCTCAGGATTCTGAAGGGCAGTCATAGCCAACTGGCCTGCCATGTTCAGTTCTTCAGGAGTAATCTCACCAGTCTGGAAACCAGCCATGATGCCGTTTGCGATTTGCTGAACCTGTTGCGGGTTCTTACGCATGAACTCTTGAAGCTGCATCTCCAACATCTGTGGAGACATTGCTTGTTGTTGACCACCCTGCATACCAGCAGGACGCACAGGCATACCATTTTGTCCGACCATACCGCCCTCCGCGTATGTAGGTTGTAGACGGAAGTCCAACGCAGGAGCATTGGGGTTAGAAGCAACTGTACCAGTCTGTGCCAGTTGTTGCGTTTGTTGCATTACCACAGGCTCGTTAACAGCTATCTGCGGGCTACCTGAACCAAGCAAACCTTGCAACGATGCAGGGAGGTCAAGTGAGGTAGTAGCCGCAGGGAGGTCAGCAGGCATTGCCGCTGAAGGTGTCATAACCGGAGCAGGCACGTTTGACAGGTTTACTGACGCTGGCCCCTGAGGGGTAGGCTGCGCCGCTTGTGGCAACGAGGCCGGAGCCTTCGGTTGCATATTCAAAATAGACAGTACTGGGTTCGGTGCAGCCATGATTTATCCTTTCAATTGGGCGATGAGCGCATTAACGGTATTCCGTAAGTTCGCCACATCATTTGCAAGAAGTTGAACATCGTTAAGTAACTTTCCGTAGTCGTCCAAATCCGGCACGTTTTGCCCGCTAATAGTATACCCCTTACCCGTCGCAGATACACGAGAAAATGTTGGGTTGGGTGCGGTGTTTACACGGAGTTGGCTTCGAGTGACTGCCTTACTAGCCAAGTCAGCCTCGCCTCGGATACCTGCTAAGAGTTCCACGTTTTCTTTCATGGCACGCAGAATCTGCCCTTGCCACTCAGTGACGTTACCAGTAGGTATAGAAGGTATGGCTGTGAATCGGCTCATTATGCTGTCCTCAATCCAAATGGGGTTTCGCCAATATGGATGGCTCGGACTCGCGCAGAACCAGACACGCCCACCTCGAAGGTATCAGAGCGGTATCCTGACGGCAGACGGAACACATCATCTGTAGACACTGTGGCTTGGAAGGCAAGCTGCTTATCCACCCACAGGCGGAAGGTAATTGGCAATGTACCTTCGATAGTTTTAAACGTACGTGTCAAGTTGTCGCCATTGATGACCACAGAGTTGAGCGTACCAAAGTTGACGATGCGGTTGCCTAGACTGTCGGTGCGGTCGTATGGGCCGTTCATGTCGCCAAGACCTTTCAAGCACTCAATCGTGGCAGAGCCGTCAGATGTAGTACCAACATCACCACCCACATCAGCGTAGGTGAATGTCGTAGCATTGACGACCGTGACAACCGAGTCAGTCGTATTGAACGTAGCACCGACTGGGGTGACAAATCCGGTCACACTTACACGGCAACCTGTTTGTAGTTGGTGAGCAGTGGCTGTTACAACTGTCGCTACGTTCGATGTACGGGCGTATGACACCGAGATAGATGTATGGTTGTAATCATTCCACACACCAAGGTTGTACGCAGGCACGCCAGCGTTGTACGCAGCAATCGCTTCTGCCTCAGCGTCAGGCGTAGCGTAGTCAGCAATGATACGAGCCGCACCAAGGTTCATGAAGTCCTTGGTCACAATGGTCTTAGATTTCCACTCTGCCGCTGACAGAGGCTGAGTTGTTTTATCCCACTCATAGATATTGCCAAGGTTGTCAGCAATATAGTAGAGGGCGTTCCCTTGAGGGTCGTACCACGCAGCAGTAAATTTGTAGTTGATTTGCACAAAGAAGCCGCCGATACGGTCGTCACGCTCAAAGATGAACGAGGCTGTACCGTCAGAGCCAAAGTACTTGCCGTTGTAAAAACGACCCGTGACATTGGTCAAGTCAACTGCTTCAGGCCAAGTATCCCAGTCGTGCACGAACTTCGTAATCAAGTCCATACCACCCGATGGGTTGTACACAGCCAGTCCACCAAACGTCACGTACGCTACGCCATAACCCATGTTCACAATAGAACGCTTTGACAGGCAGGGGTAGAGTGTGTCGATACGTGCGTACGCCATCGTCGCAGGACTGTTACCTGAGACTTGGTATGGGTACTCGTCTGTCATGACGAGGATGTATCCACCTACGGAAGCGACACCTACGATGTCGTATTCAAACGTCAGCGCGTATTTGGCAGGCCAAGCATGTGGAACATTTGGCTCGGAAAAGAATAACTGATTACCATCAAAACCAACCAGAATGTTATTCTGTGCTGCGATAAGACCTTTAAGGTTTTCAGGAGGTGGGTCATATTCGGCTGTCCCCAGTGAGTCAAACAAACTCCGAGAGTCAAAGTCATCGGTGAAGGTGTAACTACCATCGCCCCAGTAACGAGCAGGCTTATCCAAATCTTCAGCAACATCGTGGTACACCGTGCCAGCAGTCTCAGCTTTGTCAGCTACGTTACCTGCTGTCTGGGCGTATGTGAACGTGTAGTCGTCGATGATGTCAAGTACGACACCACCTGTAATGTTGAACGATGAATCAGTACAACCGCTGAGTTTGAAGCGGTCGTCAATAGCCAGATTGTGGTGGTTGTTCAAACGTACCCGCGACACATTGCCTGTACGGCTAACGCGAGATGTACCCGTTGGAAACCACAAGGTGGCGAGGCGGAAGTACTCTGTACCCGCAGACGAAGCAAGCGTACGATACAAGCGCACACCACGCACAAAGTTGCTGCCAGTAGGTTTAGCAGTCGGCAAGTTGCTGACTGTGACTAGCTGACCTTCTTTGATATACAAGTTGTCTGATGGTTCAGACGCAATAGATTCTTCTTCCCACGGTGTATACCATGTATAGACATAGTTCCGAGGGACTGTGTTACCAGCAAGAGAGATACGTCCTGCCGTGTCAGATGTTGTGCCGACTTGCTCACCGGGACTGAAATACGTGAAGGTCGTGTCATTAACTACGGTCACTTCAGCGTTGGTCGCATTGAATGTAGCAACAGAAGAAGTTGCCGCAGGGAAACCGCTGATGGTGATAATCATGCCTGTGCGCATACCATGCGCAGCCGAGGTCACAACCGTGGCGTAGTTACCAGCATCACGAGCACGGCTAACAGATTCCTTCTGCGCAAACGATGTAGCTGTTGTAGTCAGCACCGTCTCAGGAAGTTGCAAACCTAGGTCGTACGAGTTGTTTGGATACGGCACACCAGTCTGGGTAGCCAACTCATAGTTGCTGACCTTAGGTACACCGTCGCCTGTGTAGTAGAAACGCTGCTCTCGGTCGTCTGAAGCAGAGGCGGTAATGATGTCAACGTCAGTTGCCCAAGTCAACCAAACCAGTGCACCAGTGTCGGGGTTGCGCAAAGCGTGCAGCGTCTTGATGTCACCCACACGGTCTACGTTACCAGCAAGGAATGGCAGACGATATGGAATCAAATCGCCAGAGTACAGCTTGACGTTAAACGCAATCTGAGCAGCGGCGTCAGGCAACAACTCCGAAGCAATCTTCGGAGCTTCACCTAAAAATTTGACTATCTTTACGGCTGCCATAGTAAACCCTTATGCTTGGAGACCCGGCAAATACACAGTCTTGCCGTTCTCTTTAACGGCGGTCAAGGATTGCTTCTTCAAATTACTTGGTACGTACGACACATGCACCCAGCCGGAGTCAGGAACACCACGAGTGTAGAACTCTAGAATGACTTGGGTGAACGCTAGGTTGTTCTGAATCCACTCAGCCAACTCATGGTTAGGTACACCAGCAATCTCGATGTCAGCAGCCTGACCCATACAGTGGTCAGAAGTCTTTGAACCACCAACGGCAGCATTGACTTCAGGCGCACGGTAGCCGGAGCTAACCTTGACGCTCTTGCCGTAGTGGTCACGAATCGGTTGTAACACCTTCTCGCAGAGCACTTTGAGGTTTGCAGTGACCTCAGGCGTAGGCTCATTGTTCAGACCTTGACGCAGAGCAGTCTCGCTCTTGGTCAATTCGTTGAGTGTAAAGTTGGCGGAGAGGTTCATTTCTTATCCTTTAGACGACTGCCCATAGACGAGCCGAGCAAAAAACTAAACATGGAGGCAACCATCGTGCCGAGCAAGAATCCAAGAATGGTATCTGCAAAACGCTCGTTACCTTCAGGGATGTCCATGAACACGATGGACGGGATGAAAACCATTGAAAAGATAGACCAGCAGGTGATGAAGTAGTACACATAGCGGCGTACGAACGGGTCATCAGACTGGATGGCTGCAATCTGCATGGCTCGGGCATCGGCACGGTCAGCAGCTTCTGCTTTGAACTGCTCAAGGTCAATCTGTGCCAGCTTGGCAGCAGCCTCTGGGTCATCTTGCATGGCTTGAGTAACAGCTTCAACCGTATCTGCAACACCCAACTTCTCGGCAATCGCCTTGACAGCCATACCACCCATCGGGCCAGCAACAACCGTAGCAAGTGCTGGTGCTGCTGACTTCAAAATTCCTAATAGTGCTTCCATTTAAAACCCCCACAACATAAAGTACCCGTTGACAAATGATAGTGCCCCTAGCGAGCCTACCGCAATAGACGCCCAGTAAAGCGGCATAGCAATCGCCAAAATCGCAGCAGTCGATAGCACGATACCAATTTGCAGCAGGCTACCTGCATAAGTAAACCACGGGCTACGAGCTTTGGCTACATTTCTTTCAGCCTCAAGAGCCTTGGCTTTATCAGCCAACTCTTTCTTATCAGCTTCCATACGCTTGGCATCGTCCTTCTTACCTGCGGTTTCATAGATGACACCACGGATATTCTTAGCTTGATACCAAGCCCACACGTTGTTGGCTTCAATGGTATTGGTCAAGACTTTACCTGAGTTAGACCCAGCAACCAACGTATTGATAGCCAACAGGGCAGCAAAGATAGAGATGCTGATTGCTGCCAGTGCTTTGATTTCTTTTTCCGTCTTCATTACTGCCCCAGTCGGTTGGTTGTTGCACGCTTCAAGGTGTTCATCTCAGAGCGTAAAGTACTGGACGTTACATCCAGTTCAGTCTTCTGTGCAGCCAAACCAGAGCGAAGTTCTTTCTGGGTGGACTCCGACATAATCTTGGCTTCACGGGCGTTGATAGTTGCATCAGACGCACGGTCTTGTAGCTTGCCAAGGGAGTCACGCATTTCTGCTTGGCGGGTATCAAGTACACCCATCCTCTCAGCTAACTTATCTTCGAGAGTGTCGATTCTTGCCAGCAGCTTAGCCTCAACAGACTCTGCTTTACTCTTTGCAGCCGAGGCATTGGTAGCCACAGTGCTGAAGTCGTTGTACATCGCAATGATTTCATTGGCCTTCGTGATGGTGACGTAGCCACCCGAGGCGATTGCTGGGAGTACCGTGACAACGATACCAGCCAGCATGGTGTTTTGTTTTGCCCAATCAAGCAGTTTCTGTAGCTTACCAGTCGCCGCTTCTATTTTTTGTAGGTCGCTCATGTTTATTGCTCCAACTCGATTGCATCTTTAGCCATCTTGTTAAACATTCCTGATTGGTCTGGAAGATGGCCGCTCAGTAGTTCCATAAGAAACTGGTGGTTTTGCCGTATGTCTACGGGTATATCCGCACCTATGTTTAATGTTGGAAAAACATTAGGTTGTATTATGCCGGGTTTCACAAAAAATTCCAATGACATAGCAGGACTCAGCCCCCCGATACTAAGAGCAGGTCTACCCGCATTTTTAGGAGTCTCCTTTACACCACCCGTCGCAGACGTCTGAGGAGCAGAGCTTCCCGCTGTCGGGGCAGCGGAAGTTACCGTGCTGGTTTGGCTCTGGGGTGCGGACTCTGTTGACCCCATTGCGGATACTTCCGACGTGGGCAGAGGCGCGGAAACAATCGGCGTAGGCATGGTGACTGCCGTCGCAGTCGGACTCACTACGCTGGTTGGGTTGAGCGGACTGATTGGGGAGACTGGCGAACTGATGTTCGTTGGGTTGGTAATGCTCTTGACGCAAGTGTTTGCTGTTGTCGCCCACGGCCCCATAATAGCTGGCGCATAGGGGTTCGGACATGATGATGTTTGCATCTGTGTGATGCTGCCCGTATACCCTGTCGGACATTGAAGTGACTGGGAGTTCGTGGTTACTTGACATGACGGCGGGTTCGGCGTGCAGGTGTCTGCGTAGAGTTGCCATCCGAGGGCTGTGACTTGCCCGTCTGTGCAGGTTTTCGTTTCTTGCTTGTACTTTTTGACGCCGGAGAAGTTGACCGGGCAACTTTCTGTTTTTTCTGTGAAGGTGCTTGTACAGGTAACTGGGGGTGGGGCTGGGGGTTGATAGCCTGTGCAGTACTGCTGCTGCCATCCTCCGTCGTATGCACCGGGGGCACAGGCCCAGCAGGTGGTGTTGGCGTAGCACCGCCCATCGCCGTAAGGAAACGTGCAATAGCAGCTTTGAGCCAGCGCATCACTTGGCCTCAGCAGGCTTAGTGGTAGCAGCAGTAAGAGGAGGAACTTTGCCATAGAGTTTTTCAAACTTCTTAGGGTGTCGTTTTATCCACTCATCCCTAGCAGCATCACCTATTAAGCCATCAATCGGACATGGAGTACCTGACATCATCATGGCATCCCACACTCTGTCGTCCGCACACAAAACACCTACGGCTGACACTTTCAGGCCAAGGTCATTCAAAGTCTTGGCAATCTTAATGCGCTCACAGTTTGCGTCGGTATACACCGTACCACCAGCAAAGCCAATCACCGTAGAGCTAACCGCCCCAGAGATTGGGATACCGCAAACATCTTGTGAGAAGGCTGACATACTCGGGGCCATAGCACTAGGTACTGGTTGCCCCTTGTAGTTCATATTCATGTTGGTATCTTGTGAGTTCGCATTGAGAATGAGTAACCCGACGGCAACACCCAGCGAGAGAATCAGTACATTACGAACCCACGTGCGCATGATTACTTACCTTTTTTCATTGCGCATTTACCAGCAGCCTTGCATTTAGCAGGGCTTGGGCAACCAGCACATGGTTTAAAAGTCATGCCGCCTTTAGCGTAGCCCATAGGCTTGCCAGCAGGTTTCTTAGCAACAGGTTTCTTGTTCATCATTTCAAATCCCCTTAAAAAGAATAGCCACAAGGATACCCGCCATGCCGACTATCAGAGCACCTGCGGTTTTAATCATCAATGACTCCAAGCGGTCTACCCGTTGGATAAATGTTTGGTAGCGTTCAGCACAGACAGCCTCATGAGAGGTAAGTTGTACTTCTAGTTCATGAGTTGTTGTCACGTTCGGCCTCCTGTACCGCTTGTGTCTGGTCAATCACCGCAGGAAAATCAGATTCCTTCGGCAGTTCAGGTTCTACTACTAGCACGCAACCCTCAGGTACAGTCTCGCAGCGCATCAGTGCGCCGTTCGGAAACATGACTAGAGGGAGGCGGCGTCCATCAAACATTCGTGTTTGTCTCGTTCTGACCTAAGCGTGCAGCGAGTTCAGCCATAACTTCTGCCTGACGTTGCGCAGCGGTCTTAACCCAGTTTTGTTCAAAGGCTAGGTCTACCATTGCATCTTTACTACCCGGAATCGCTGTGTTGGTCTCAAGACATTTCTGCACTGTGATAGCTACGATTTCCTCGATAGCAATGCGGCAACGCTCGTGGACTGCGTTCTGAATCCAGTCGTCTTGCGACAAAGCCGCATAAGACAAAGCCTTGTTTTCGGCAGAGGAAAGATTGATTGTGTAGTTTGTCATATATAGCCTTTCCAATTATCCAATTAAAAAACCTTCAAACGCTGTTCCGTCAGGTCGAGCGGTATGAGTTCCGGAGTTGTAATAATATGCTTCAACATAGTCATTTGCAGCCATATTAACAATCCACGTTAAATCTGTTGACACATCGTTACCAACAGGGCTAAACGCATACCTAGTACCGGGAGACCCTGTTATATACAGACCAATATAAGAACCACTGGCAGGATTACAGTACATCCGAAGATTAAGAAAGTACTTACCCGCAACAGGTGCTGTAAATCGTTTTGTAGAAGTATTGAAATGACTACCAATATTTATGTCAACAGATGAAAAATCTAGTAGCGCAATTCCACTATTAACTGTTTGGTTTGAAGAAAGCCGCACAGAAAAAACAGGTTGCTGTGGCGTAATTACACGACCACTCTGGTCAACCTTTAATCTTGTATCAAAGGTAGCAGTTCTTACGTCTAGGCAATTATCTCCATCTGCTCCAATGTAACCACCGCCAACCGTTGTGTTAGACCTAAACAACCCGAGTTGAGCCGAACCGCTTGATTGGGTAAACCGAGGATACCCGTTTACATCAGAACTTGTAAATGCAACACCGCCAACAGCAATTTGCAAATTGCCGGAAACAGTACCACCAGTCAGAGGTAGATACTCGTTAGCGTTCGCTTTCTCGTTGAACAGTGCAGCCGTTGGGCGCAGTTCAAAGCGGTCGTTGGTGCTGTACGCACGGGCTGTGGTGTTGTCCTGACCACGCACAACTGTCATGGTGTCAGTACTACGAGCTGTGACTTTCACAATCTCCAGATTGTTCGATGTATCAATCAGCGTAGCGTAGAAATAGTCGCCAGCACTCAGAGTTGGGAATCTCGCACCTTGACCTGCGGTCAGTACGATAGTCGTCGCAGAACTGTTGATACCTGCGTTCAGAGTGCCAAAGGCGTTGTTCGTTACTTTTAGTCCCATGATTACTCCGTAGGCTTAGGATACTTGGCTTTGACAGCTTGTACCTTCGCCAGCATTTCGGCAGCAGCATCGCCACCTTTCCACAAAGCGTCAAGCTGGTCACCAATTGAAGGGTACTCTGGGGCACGCTTGCGTGCGTACTCTTTGTTGCGATACTCTAACTGTAAACGCTGCAACTCTGCGGCGGCTTCCGACTCAGTAGGCATAGGAATATCAGGAGACAGCCAAGTGACCCCGCTATATTCATTACCCTCAGACGAAAATTTGGCTTGCGGTCTTAGAGAAATAAGCGCATCAATAATATCAAACATCACTGAATCTCCTGAACAATAAAAA